AAGCTTGAAATGCTTGTTCAAAAGTTCGAGCCATAGCAGCAACGAAAGTAGCGTCAGTTCGTGGTGCATTAATGGTTGGAAGATTGTTGAAATTTTCTGGTGCGACTCGCATTGATACCGATCCAGTGACTGAATCCTCATCTTCGTAAATTGTGTCGGGCAACCAAGCATAAATAAATAACCCATCTCGACTTGAGTTGTCAATGGGTCTTGAGTGCAAGGTAAACACATAATCCGGTGTCATGTGTTGTCCTGCCAGATCACCACACAATACATAATTTCCCAACACTTTGACTCTGTCATGCATGTACTCAAAGTGATGTGGGACCACAATAACAACAGGGTGATATGATGGAGGTTCATAGTCAGTATCCGCCCTAATTTGACTCAAAAGATGCTCTTCTAGCGGGGTGTATTGTGGATAAGTTTGATCTGGGTTGTTACTTCCCGCAGGAACAACAAATGTGTTTCCATAAATGTGCTTTGTGTATACATTCACATCTTCATGACGCCAAAATTGGGTCATTCTTGACATTCCCGGATTTCGCTCGACGTCACCGTCCATAGTGACGTCGTGAAAATATTGTGACACTGTGAGCGTATTCGCTCTGGACTTTCTATTTATCGTGCGCATTGATGACTCATATGAAACACACACTTTTGTCACTGTGGCAAGGTCATTGTTTTTGGCTGCTGGTGTCTACCTCGCCGCTGTGCTCGAACGTACCGATGTTTCCAGTCGCCAGGTTAAGGTTCGCCGGGTGATCATTCCGGTTCTCCCAAACGCCTGTGCTGAATTCACCGGCCCTCGCAGATCTTCTCAAACTTGCGTTGAGACAACAAGAAATGAAACGTAACCCGAATGTACGGAGCAGGGTTACGACTAGGTCGGAGTAGGTCAGTTGACCTAGCGCATCACACCTTTAGCTTTTTCTTCCATGTTGTCAAAGAATTGAACAAAGGGGAAAACCCGGACGGATGTATGAAATGAGTCCAGGTACCGAGCCAGAAGTCCGAAGTGGACTCGGATTTCGCACTGGCACATACACTAACGGTGTTTTGTCATACACCATACAAAACATGACACCACTAAAAGACGATATTTAGGGGTCCCATTCATAACACCATTCGGGGGTTGGGTTATGTCAATGCCACTTGCCCGAATGTGCATAAAGTGGATTTTTGATTGACTGAGAGGACAAAGAGGGAAAGAAGGATCTTTATTTATTACAACTCAGTATTTTTATTTTGTTTTTGTGGGCATAATGCCTTTTGTGCATCAGCAAATAGCTTAGCACGTATTTTCAATAAAGCAACAGATAATTGCAACGCATAGGGGGGCAATATTTGTAAACATAATAAACGTGCCCCAACAAACACAAAAACAACAAAACATTCAATTTTCCAGAATGTTCTAGTGTGATCTCTATGAGATTCATGAGCAAAAAGATTACATCCGGACTGAGAGCATTGCTTGAAGGTTTGAGACCGCCAGGCTACAATAAATGTCGTTCCAGAAAACCAATGTAATGTTGACAGAACAACCAGTAGAAGTCGGTGAGCTTATGACCATTGAAATATCTTTAGTAGTAACCGCATACATAAAGTTTGAAACGTTGGTCACCACAGAATTTGAACATGGTACGAAAAATGTTTCTTCAATGTGATCTTGCGATGCTGGATAAACATTGGCGAAAGATATCGCTGCATAATTGTTATTCCACTGAGCAGCGCAAGGATCTGCGAAAGTTCCAGATTCTAAAACGGTGGTGGATGATCCAGTAAGGTACGTAATGGTCGGGCTCACAGTAGCCGAAGAAATTGGATTCACTGCAATAGCTGCCATAACCATCATAGATGAGTAAGTAGGCCCAACGTAGGAGGCGTCTGTGAAGATCTTTAACTTCAAATCCAAATAGATTGGCGCCAGTTGGTTATTCTTATAAACGTTGAAAAATTGCGTAGGCA